AATGTATGGGTTCATGCCCCCGCCTCGCTCGCCTGCGCGTCAGCGGTGGCCTGCTTCACCTTCTGGGTGGTGTTGCCGGTGATGTAGGCACCAACGCAGGCCGCCATCAGCAGGCCGTAGGTAGTGCCCGACGGGTCGAGCTTGCCGAACCACTGCAGCGCAGTCGCCGAGACGCCCGCCATGACCGACAGCAGGAACCGCCGGCCGCCAGATTGTTCGATCAGGTTGCGCATACCTCACCCCACCCGGTGCAAAAACCAGCCATGAACAAAAGCCTCCTGCGATGCGCGCCCCTCCGCGATCTCGATGTACCGCGCGCCCTGCAGGCAGTTCAGCGCCCGGCACAGCACGACGTGGCCATCCTTGCCGCGGTGCGACAGGTAGGCCCGCAGCGCCGCGATGGTCATGCGCCCCACGGCACCATCGACCACCACATCCGGGTAGGTCTTGGCCTCCAGGTTCAACGCGTTGAGCGCCTTCTGCAGAAAGCGGCCAGCCACCGCCTGGCCCATGTTCACGCCGGTGTCGAGCAGTTCCTCGGCGACCGCCGCGCTGTGCTCGTTCACATGGTCGAAGCCTGGCGCGCGCCAGTACCGCTCGACGTAAATCTGCTTCGCCACCGATCGCGGCATGTCTTGCATTTTCCCGTGATAGCCGAACGCGCGGGCCACCTGCTCGGTGATGCCCCAGTTCGTGGCGCCACCGCGGTCTGCCGGGTGGTTCACGTAGCCGCCCTCGCGCGCGATCAAGTCGTCGACGTACTGATCAATTTTCATGGGCTGGCTCCTGTGTCTGGTGTGAATATCACATCACGCGTGGCGCGTCACTCGCGCGCATCACTTGGCCCACCACTCTTTCGTGGCGTACCAGATCGCTGCAATGGCCGCGCCCACACTCACCACCCACTTGATCGCGTTGCCCAGGTGCTCCAGCACTTTGAAAAACGACTTCCCCATGACGACGATCTCGCGCACTTCCTCGGTCGACGCGTTGTTGTCGGCCAGCAGGTGTTCGATCCGGCCCATGCGCTCGTTCCCCGAGTCAAACCGCGCTTCCATGCGCTGCTCGATGGCGGTAATGCGGCTGTAGATGGATGCGAATTCGGCGGGGATGTCGTTGTGCGGTGTGGTCATTTCAGCCTTGGTACTTGATCCACATGACGTGGGATTCTTCGGGCGCCCGAGCGCCGAGGTTGGTAATCCCCCACATGCTGATGCCGCGCAGTTGATTGGCGTTGGCCGTGCCCATGAAGACACGATGGGCGCCAACGGTGCCTCGATCTTTGAAAACCGCGAACGTCTGCACCCCGAGCGCGTCCTTCAGCGTGTCCGATGAGACCGTGCCCAGCGTGCCTTTTGCGTTGGTAATGGACCCCTTGCAGACCGCCGTGAAAAACGCGCAGTAACCAAAGTTCAAGCTGTCCATGAAGCCGCGCTGGATGTACTCGCACTCAACCGTCTGAGGCAGGCCGGTGAAGTAGCAGCCTGCGTTGTTCAGATCGTTGTTGAAGGCTTGCCATGCGGGGTACTGGTTCTGTGGCTTCCACACGATGATTGGTGAGCCTGCCGGTGGAGTTGCGCCGACGCCCAGCAGAATCTCTCGCTGGTGGTACACGTTCCACACATCGCAGCGTCGGTTCTGGCCCAGCGTGAATTTTGCCTCCAGCGCGCCAGTCGCACCGATGTTGATCGAGCCAACCCATGTTGCCTGATGCTCCGCGATGACGAGGCCCACATCGCACGTCATGGCCGCAGCGTTGACCCACAGGCCATTGCGGCGAACAAGCCCGCGAGACGCTGTTGAATCGCCAGGCCAAGCAGGGCCGGTGCACAAAGCGGGTGAGCCATCCACCAGCGTCACGAACACATCGCGTTTTGTGCCAGCAGACCACGCAGCGCCACCAACCATGGACAAGCCAATAGGGTCGAGGGGTCCAGAGGTGAAAGTGTGCGATACCCAAGAGGTGCCGTCGAACAGTGGGATCTTGTCGCTCTCGAACGGCGCGTAATACAAAACGGTGCTGATGTGGTCGGCGTTCTGCGGCATCTCCGGGTGACCGCTGACAAGCGTCAGGCGCCCACCTGGGAAAGAGGCCCCCATGCCAGCAGGTCCAGCCGGTCCCTGTGGCCCCGGAACAGGCGTAACAACCAGCGTGACCGGGCCTTGCGTCAGGTCAATCGCGGTCATGGCAGATACTCCCGCACAACCAAGCCAGACACCATGACGCCGCCATATCGCCTTACCCCTCCTGATCCGTTGACAGTGATGGTCCCGGCGACAGAACCACCAGCGCGGACAACAAAGGTTGTCGCTGCCGTGCTTCCCGCCGCTACAGAGTGGGTGAACACGATGCGGCCAGGCTGGCCCGATGCTGGGTTGTAGTTCGCCGCAGCGGCCAAGGCGTTTGCGCCAGAGTCCCGAAACAGAGCCACAGTGTTCTGACTCACGCTGCTGTTGGTGATATTCATGATCACCTCCACCACAAGCGTGCTCGCAGCGTTCTGCGGGGTGATGACCACGCTCGCGTAAGGATCGCCCTCAGTGTTTTGTGGGATGGTGTCGTCCCACGGAATTTGCGTCGTCCCCGTGGCTACGTTGCCGCTCAAGTTTGAGACGGTTTGAGCCAGTCTGCTGATCCCGGTCAGCGCCGTCCCGCTGCCATTTGGGGCCAGCACGTCCGTACCAATGGCCAACCCGAGCGACGACCGCGCCGCTGCGGCTGTCGCAGCACCTGTGCCACCTTGCGCAATAGGCAAAATGAAAGCGCCATCCAGTTTCGCCAGCGTCACAGACCCATCGTTGGGCACACCTGCCGCAATCGGGGTAAACCACCGCGCCAGAATGTTCCCCGTGCCCAACGGTGGCGGCGCCGTGAACGTCAGCGTCGTGCCCGACAGCGTGTAGTCCACCGATGGCACCTGCGACACGCCAGAGATTTCCACGAACAAAGCGTTCAGGAAGGCCGGCGCCGAGGACAGCGTGAATGCCGTTTGCGCGCCCGTGCCGTTGAACTGCTGGCGCGTGATTGTGATCGGCACCGGTGTCTGCGCATCGACCCAGCCGAGCGACGAATACACCCGGATCAGCGAGGTGCCGGTGTTGAAATACAGGTCGCCGATCTGCAGCGCAGAGCCGTCGGCGCGCAGCGTCGGGTCTGTCGCCGATGGCCCAAGGTACACGTCGGCAAAGTTCGTCACGTCTGCGACGTTTGAAGCCACCACAGACACATCGGCGTCAATGGCTGCCACCGCCTGCACGTCGTCGATGCTGCTCGCCACCACGTCGAGCGTGGCCAGGTTGTCAGCGAGCAGCACGATGTCGGCCACCAGGGCGTCGGCATCGGCCGTGCTGGAGACTGGAAGTTTTGCAGCGCGCGCCACCTGCTCATTCAGTTGCTGCGTCTGCATGGTCAGCAGATCCAGCGCGCGCTCGTGCGACTCGGCGGGGAACGCGTCGTTCGCCACGTAGTCGGCTTCCTGCGTGAACGGCACGTCGCGCGTGATCGTCAGCGTCTCGCCAACAGGCAGCGCGGCCAGCAGCGTCACGGAGCCAGAGCCGGCGCCAACGCCAGCGACGGTGTAGTCGGTGTCCAGCACCAGCACCGTCTCGACGCCATCGTCATCTGTCTGCACCACCTGGAGGTGATCGGTCGCGAGAAAGCGAAACCCGACCGTGAACGGGCCAGTGGTCCCGGCCCCGGCGTATGGTCCCGACTTCGAGGTGGAGGTGGCGACGGTCATTCAGGGCTCCAGTGGTTGCGGCATTCTAACAACGATGTGGGTTTCACACCACAGGCGTCAACGCAAGGCGGATCACCTCACCACCTGCGAAGGCGGCAGATAAAACGTCTGGTCGTTCTCGCGCTGGATGCGGCGCTCCATGCGGCGCAAGAACCCCGGGTTCAGCGACTCCTGAATCTGGTACAGGATCAGGTAGTCCAGCGCGGCGCGGGTGTAGAACAGGCTCATGAACGGGGTGTTCTGCAGCGCGGCATTGAACGCAACGGCGCCGAAGTCGTCCCCCGTGCGAATGCGCGTCCAGAGATCGGCCACGGTGTCTGCCAGGTTCGCCACCGGCCCGGCCATCGAGCCTGTCAGCGAGCCGCCCATGCGGTTGTATTTGCCGAACAGGAAGTCGCCGTACAGGCCGAGCCCACCGCCCTGCACCATGGCGGCCGCCCACGTCTTGGGGTCGTCGACAGGCCGTGGGTTCTTGCCGCGCAGCAGATCCTTGGCCGCCATCGCCGCGTAGCCCATGGCGGTCGACAGCGCAATGAACGTGGCCAGGCCCAGCATGTCGCCTTTGCCGCGCTTCAGGTAGTCGCCGAGCGTGTCGTAGCCGCGCCCGTACACCTCGCGGCCGAGCGTCGATTGGATCAGCGCCACGGGGAACGACTTGAACTGGCCGATGAACCGCAGCAACTCGCCGGCCACAGTGCCAGGCTGTGTGCCGCGCAGCATGAATGCACGGGTGCGAGCGCCGGGCTCGATCACGGCGTGGTGCATGCGGTCGATCGTCATGGCCCGCAGCGCGCCCGAGAGGTCGTCCACCAGGTTCTGCACCGAGGTGTCCGACACCGTGCGCCCACGGCTGGCGATGTAGGCCTCCAGCGTCGCGCGCGGCACTGTGCGCAGGCCGTCCGGGGTCATGTACTGGCGGCCGTCGGCTTCCTTCATGGCCGAGGTGCGCAGCACTTCCCACTTGCCGGCATCGATGTTGTAAAGGCCCAACATATCGCGCAGGCCGTCGGGCAGCTTGTCGAACGCCTTGCTGGAGTTCGTCGCCAGGTAGTGCGAGTGCGTAAGCGCGTAGCCGTCGCGCAGCGTCTCGGTCCACCAGTTCAGGCCGTTGAGCTTGAAGAACTGCTGCATGGCCCACGACATTTTTCCGCCGAGCAGGTCCGGGCTGTCGAACCTTGCGAACACCGAGCCCAGCGTCGACTCGTGGAACACGCCGAGCGAGGACAGTATCTGCTTCTTCTCGCCGGCAGCCCGGCCCCGGGTGAGCGCGCCGATGCCGTCCAGTGTGCCGGTCAGCAGGTTCTTGTCCTGTCCGAAACGCAGTTCGGCCGCGTAGTTCGACAGGTCGGTCACGGATGAGATCAGTGCGCCGCCCAGCTTGGAGATCGACTGCCATGCCCGGAAGAACGCCGAGATGCGCGCCGCCGTGACGTTGCCCGGGATGTTCACTGAGCCGTCGACCTGGGCCAGCAGGTTGGCGAGCTCTGTGCGCTTGCTCAGGAAGGCCGCCCGGCGCGCAGGGTCGCCGCGCAGCGTCTCGGCGTATTCGTCGAACAGGCGCGTCGCAGTCTGCTCGGGGTTGGTGCCCAGCACTTTCAGCAGGCCGGCCGACTTTGCCGCGTGGTCGAGGCCCTGCAGCACCGACTGCGCCAGTGTGCCCATGCCGAACTTCTGGTTGTACTCGAATGCCGCGTTGCCGTCCTTGAAGTACAGCACCCTGCTTGCCGACTCGCGCCGGGCCAGGTTTGCGCCGGCGCCGAACGCCACCGTGTCCACCTCGCCGGCCTGCGTTTTCATGTGGCTGCCAGCCGCGAAGTCGTCATACACGCGCGTCAGGAAGTCGTCGGCCGAGCCTTCGAAGTCGCGCAGCGAGCGGTTCATGTCCAACCGTGGCAGCACGTAGTCCTTGAACGCCTGCTCGCCAGCGTCGCGGATCTTGAACATATCGTGCGACTGGCGGGTGATGTAGCCATTCAGGTCGCGAATCCATGCGCCGAACCGGTTGCGGGTGTCGCGCGCGTCGGTCTGGTATTTCTCCAGCACCTTGGCGATCTGCACGGCCTCGGGCGGCAGCTTGGACACGTCGCGGTTTTTCCCCAGATTCCACATCGCCGCGTAGATGTCGCGGTCGAACTCGCCCGAGGTGAACTGCGGCATCAGGTCGGACTTCTCGAGATCGGCGATCAGGCCGCCCAGCCACTCGCCGCGAAACTGCTTCTGCTCGGCGTCGACCGAGATCCGGCCCCCTGCCCGCTTGCGCTCGGTGCCCACCAGCAAGCCGCGAAATCCTTCGAAGTCGAGTTTCGCGGCGCGAAACTGGTTGAGGTACGAGGTCGCTTTCAGCCGCGCGTTGATGTTCAGCGCCGCGTTGCGCTTCTCGATCACGGCCGCCAGTTGCAGGTTGTTCGCCAGTTCGTCGGCGGCCTTCATGGCGTCGATCTGTAGCGTGTTGGCGAAGTCCTCGGCGCGAACAGCCTGGGCCGCATACCGGGCCACGCCACGCAGTCCTGCAACCTGTTTGCGCAGGCCGTCGAGCAGCGCACCGATCTCCTGCGGGGTGATGTCGGGCATGGCCGCGCGCATCGCCTCGGTGGCTTGGGCATCGTTCGCCAGCTTGTCGGCCGCAGCGCGCAGCACGGCCGCGTAGGCCTTCGCGCGCACGATGCGTTCCTCGTAGGGCTTGAGTTCGTCGGGGATGGTCGACGGGTCGGGCGTCTCGCCGCGGCTGTATTTCATGCCGGAGCCAGCCGATTCCTCCATGACGCGCTGGGCCACCTCGGCGTCGGTGATGTTGCCGATCACCATGCGCGCGTCGGCGCCACCCCGGATGCGATCGGCTTCCTGAGCGATGAATGCGTCGACGCGCTCGGGGAAATTGCGCTTCCACAGGCGCCATGCGTCCAGCGAGGTCTTGCCCGACGGGGTGATGCGCCCGCCGTGCTTTTCATTGAAGGCGGCGTACAGCGCGCGGCCGATGCCCTGGCCCTTGATCGTCGGGTCGACCTTCACAATGTCGACGCTGGCGTTCTCGTTCAGTTTCTCAGCCGCGCCACGCGGCAGGTTGTCCTGCAGGTAGCCCACGCGCTGGCCAAGGGCGTCGATCGCCTCGAATCCTTCGGGGGTTTCGCGGATGGTGATGCCCTCGGGCACGGGCTCGCCGTCGCTGGACAGGCGCGAGAACGCCGACGATCCGTCACGCGTCACCCGGTTGCGCGCCACATGATGCAACGCGCTCACAGCCATCGCCCGGAAATCCGCCTCGGTCAGTTCGATGGCGTCGCGCGCGAACTCGAAATTCCGGTACGCCCACGCGCGGATGGCCGCGATGATCCGCTGCACGATCGGCAGTTCGGGGGAGTTCTCCACGAGGTAGGCAAGCTGTTCCTCGCGCACCAGGCCGGCCGGGGTGTCAGCAGGCACGGCAGCGCGCGCTGCCTGGGCCCATGCCTCGCCGCCGATGATGGCGGCATCCAAGTCAGCCAGCACGGAATCGAACACCTCGGGGCCAAGCATGTCGCGCATGCCCACGTGCACACCCACCTCGTGCAGCAGGATGCCGCGCGCCTCGGCTGGAGATACGTTCTCGGCCACCACGTACACGCGGCCGTCGGGTGCTGTGGCTGCCTTCACGTCGCCCGGGTGTGGGCCGCCGGGGATGTCTGCTGGCGTGGCCACGGTCTGGATTTGGCCGCGGGCGAGCATGGCGTCGGTGCTGGCGCCAAATGACTGGCGCAGAGCGTCGGCGAGCACGGTCAGCGACGCCTCGCCGGTGATGCCCATCTCGCCGAGGCTGTAGCGGATGTCGGGGTTTTTGGGGTCAAAAGTGCCGCGGTTGCCGGTGGCGGATTTGATCTGGGTGGACTCGAAGGCAATGTAGTAATCCGCTACGGTTCCCAGCGTTGTCGCGCCTCGCACAATCACGCCGTCATTGCCTTGCGCCTTGGCACGATCAAGCGCCGCGTCGTATTTCCCGGGCGCCCACTCGCCAGGAATCGTCACGACAAGCGGGTCTTGAAAAGACAGGTAAACAGGCATCACGCTGCCCGTCATGTCGCCACTGGCCCACGTGAACTCGCTGGCCGCCTTGCCACTGGCGGCAAAGAAGAAACCCTTTTTGGCGTCGCTCACGCCGGTCACAGACCCACGCTTGCCGGGGTCGAACTGACTGAAGTCGGATGTGGTGCCGTGAAACACCGCCAGCGGCCTGCCGTCGGCGCCGACCACCTTCGACTCACCAAACCAAGCCTTGAACGCAGGCGTCTCCGTCACACCCTCTCGGCTGTACCGAAACGCATCACCCCCCGCCTTCACCGTCTCATTCAGCGCCAGATCGGCCTCACCCAGCGCTGCCTCGGCATCAGTGATCCCATCCCAGCGCGCACCAGAATCCACGCGCGCAGCCACGGCGTCCGACGCTTCGAAGTCTGCAAGGTCCACGGACTCAGGCTCCTGCGCGCGCTGGGCCGCCTCGGCTGCGTCACGCTTCGTGGCGGTGCCGAGCACCGGGTCCTGCCCGACGACTGCCTCCACATCCACGGTGCGGCCGTCGACGGATTGCGCCACGGCAGAGCGCAGGGCGGCCTCGCGGGTTTCGGGATCGATTTCCTCGGCGATGGTGCGCGCCATGGATGCCTCGGCTTGGATCGCCTCACGCTCCAGTCGGGCCTCGGTTTCCAGTTCAAACCGCAGCACGTCCGCTTCATCGAACGCCTGGCGCGCGCGCAGTTCGGCCTGCTGCAGTTCGTCGGCAGCCCGCAGCACCGTCTCGCCATTCAGCGCGCGCGAAACAATGTCGGCTGTCATGCGCTCGCCCTCGGCGCTCGCCGGGTCCAGGCCCTCAGGAAGCCAGCCGTCCTCGCTCAGTTTCTGGGCGATCTGGTCGTAGTTCTGCGCGCCGCGTGACTTGATCACGCCCGGCAATTTGCGGTTCAGCAGCGCGCCGTTCTCGCCGGCAGCATCGCGCGCCAGCTTCGGGGAGATACCGCCGTTGTCGCGCAGGTAGACCATCAGGTCGTTGCGCTTCGTGGGCATCTGCGCGGCCAGTTCGTCGGCCGTGCGCGCCGCCGGCTGGATTTCAGGCTCGGCGGGTGCCCGCGGCTCCACGATCTCAGGCATGCCAGCCCGCGCAGACTCAGGCGCCACACCTGCCTCGGCGCGCTGCTCCGGCGTCATGTCGCGCGCGGCAGCCATGGCATCAGGCGTCGGCGGCAGCACGGCATCCGGCCGGCGCGAGCGCAGCGCGCGGAACGCGTCAGCCCCTGCCCCGCCGATGGCATGGATGCCGCCACCGAATGCCGTGCCGAACGCAATGTTCGCCAGCGAGTCGAATGCGCCGTAGTCGTCGCCGAGTTCGTTGCGCACGAACGAGTAGGCCGGCTCCAGCGCCAGTGTTGAGATGCCGCCGTCAGCCGCGCCGACAGCAAAGCGCGCACCGGTGCGACTAGCGAGCGAGCCACCCACCGTCGCGGCGCGCAGGCCGGCCGCCATGGGCAGCGCTTTGGTCCACGGGACGAACGCGGTGGCCAGGTTGATCGGGTCAGCGATGCCGGCGCCGAACATGGCCGCGCCGCGCAGGGGTGAGCTCAGATCCCATGGCGTGCGCTCGCGGATGTCTTTCACGGCCTGCAGTTCGCGCTGGCGTTCGAGCATGATGTCGAGTTGCGTTCGCGTGTACTGGCCGTCTGCCAGCGGCTTGGTCCACTTGACCCCCGACTCCTTGATTTTGTCGCCAGCCTCCGCCGCCGAGAGTTTCGCGCTGGTGTCATCACCGAGGAACTGCGCCACTTTCGGGATCGCGTAATCCAGCGCCGCCGGGCCATACGATTCCAGCCAAGCCTCACGCACGGATGCGTTCATCTTCGAAGCCCAGGATGGCTCAAAGTCCTGCAGCGAGAACTGCGAGGTGCCGGCGTCGTCTTGGCCGAGGTAGAGAGGCATCAGCGGGTTCCAGTCATGTCTTGAATCACACCGGTGGAAACGCGGCCGGAGTTCGTGCTCACGCGGCCAGCGAGGTCTGCCCAAGTGTAGGACACAGGCTTGCCCCCGCGGGTCACGCGGTAGCGCACACCGTTCGAGCCGGTGGCGAACAACTGCAAGCCGCCGTCATCTTCGGACGTGAACCACTGCGGCCGCGCGCGCACCGTGTCCTGCCACTCGGCAGCAGCCTGCTCGGGCGTGCGGTTGCCGGCCACGTCGGGCGGCGCGTCGATACCTTTCAGGTCGTTCTGCAGCATGAACATGCCGCCGCGCAGCACCTTGCGAACGTCGACCCCGCGCGGGATGCGCGCCGTGTCCTCGAATGTGTAGTGCCCGAGCAACATTTCGCGCGCCTTGTCGGCGGCCTCCACGGGCTTCATGCCGGCTTGCGTCAGCGAGAACGCCAGTTTGCGCATGGTCGTCTCGTAGGCGTTCACTGTGCCGGCGGCCTGCTCGGTCATGAACGGGATGGTCTTGGAGAACTCGCCCATGGTGGCGACCGTTTCCTCCTTCACCGACTTCTGCACGTCGTTGCTCAGGCCCTGGGTGAGATCCGATTCCTTCACCCGGGCCAAGCGCGACACCATCTCGCGCGCCACCGGCGACGGCAGGTTCGGGATGATCAGCAACTCGCCAGCGATCTTCTTCTCGGCCACCAGTTGGTTGAACACCTGCGGGAAGAAACGGCCGTACTCAGCCTCAAGCCCGCCGATCAAGTTCGCCGAGTCCTCGGGCTTCTGGGCCGTCATGGCCTTGCGCGCGATCGCATCCGACTGGCCTGGCGTGAGGATCTTCGGCGCCGCGATGCCCAGGCGCTGCTGCTCGGCAATGCTCTCGGCCACGTACTTCTGCACCAGTGCCGGGCGCTGGTCGGCGGGCGTCGCCGGGTCGTCGATCAGTGCGCGCTGCTTGCGCAGGCTGTCGCTGTTCTTCACCACGTAGCCAGCCGGATCGGCGGCGCGCTGCTGCAGCACCTGCTGGGCGGCCTGCACGCGGATACCCTGACGCGCGTCGGCGGTGGCGTAGCCCTCACCAGGCTGCGGGGTCGAACCCGTCAGCGCCGCCTGAATCTCGGCCTCGCTCTGCGTTTTGAAGCCGGCGATGTCGGCACCCATCTGGCGCGACTTCTCGTATTCCTCATACATCTTCGGGCCGTCGGCGCCGAACACTGAAAACTGCTCGCGCGCCAGTGGCCGCGGCTCGACGATGCCGTCGCGGTGCATGGCCGTCGCGTCGCGCACCGCCGTCTCGGTCTGCGCGCGCGCCACAGTGGCCTGCTGCTTCAGCCGCGTCTCGGCCAGCGACTTGAGCGCAAGCTGCTGCTCGTAGTCCATGCCCGAGAATGTTTTGGGCGGCGTCGGTGCGATGGCCGGCATGCCGTTGCCGGCGTCCGACACAGTGCCCGTTGACGCCGAGGCCAGCACAATGCCGCCAGAATCCTTCTTGATCCGCGCCAGCACCTGATCGACGTACTGCCCCACGGTCGGGTCACCAGGCCGCTGCAGGTTGCGCATCTCGCGCTTGATCGTGCCGTCGGCTGCGACCGCCTTCTCGCCGCCGTAGTAGGCCGCCGCCACTTTGGCCGCGTCACCGTTGTATTTTCCCGACAGGTAGTCGACCCACTTGAATCCGGCGTCTTTGTTGTGCTCGGGGTTGCGCCAGTCGTAGCTGCTCGGGATGATGCCCATGCGCTTCATGCCGTCGAACGTGCCCTGCTGCACCTGCATCGGGCCGGTGACGTTCTGCGAATTCACGCGCGAGGTGTCAGCCTTGCCGCTGCTGGATTCCTGCCCATAGATCGCGTTCGCAATGGCGGTGGACCCTGTGGCTGGTGCCGCGCCCGTCGGAGCCCCAGGCGCCCCCGCCGGCTGGTTCACATTGAACTCACCGAACCGGCGGCGATACCAGCCCACCGGGTCGCGCTCCATCTCGCCGCGCTCGGCCGCCACGTACAGGCCGCGCTTGAACTTGTTGGCCGCCGTGATCTTCTCGGCCTCGCTGAGATCGGTGCGCGCCAGCAGCGGCTCGACGCGACGCGCATATACCTCGTCGACGCGCGATGCGTCGCCGAACACCACATTCTCGTCGGCCTGCATGCCGGCGTCGCTGTCGGCGTTCAGTTTCGCAGTGGTCGCGCGCTCCACGTAGGTGAACGCGTTTTGCTGCAGGCGCGACTTCATCGACACGGCCTGCTTGCGGAAATACTGACGGGCCTTGTCGGTCGGCAGCTTCGCCTCGGAGTCGTTCATCCACTTGTCGAAGTCGGTGCCGATCTTCTCGCGGATGTCAGGATCGCCCACCTTCCACGACTGCATGGCGCGCGTGCCCTGCTCCTGCCAGTACACGTCGCCCTGCGACAACACGTTCGTCACATCGACGGCCGCCATGTTCTCGCGCTTCTCCCGCGCCTCGTCCTGCAGCACGTTCACCACGCCGCCGAGCGACTGGCCCAAGTTCGACAAGCCCTGGCCGACAGGGCTGGATGCCGAGACGCTGCTTGATGCGTTCGGCGCCGACTGGATGCCGTCGGCGATCACGCGCCGATCATAGGATGGGATGCTGCGCGCCATTACTTCATGCCTTTGTAGTAGCTGGTTCCGGCACTCAGCAGCGCCGAGCCCGCGTTCAGGTAGCTGCCGGTGATTGCCTGCTTGCCGCGGTCACGCGCCACCACAGCCGACGAACGCTGCAGCGCAGCCGAGTCTTTCAATCCCTGCGCCTTCAGGTCGCCCTCGTAGCGGATGGCCAGCGCATCGGACTCGGCGTCGAACACCGAGGTGCGCAGCACGTCACCATTCAGACCCGCTCCGGCTTCAGCGCTGGCCGCCAGCGACTGCCCGATCTGCGCACGCGCGCGACGGCGTTGCTCTTCCTCCTGGCGCCCTGCCCCGGCATAGGCCTGGCGCGCCTGGATCTCGTTCATCTTGGCGTTGTATTCGGCCATGTTGGCGTCGGACTGCGCCGCGGCATTAGCCTGCTGGCCCTGTTGAATGGCGCCAATAGCACCAACGGCCGCCGTGCCCGCCGACAGAATCGCCATCCATGAAATCGGATCAGCCATGTTTCACCTTCGCGTATAAAAAACAGGCCCCGCCACTCGGCCGAAAGCCCCGCATAGGCTCGGGCGTCTCCAGCGTGAACCCGAGCATCTCCGCCCAGCGCATGCCGGGCTCAAAACCCTCGTCGACCCACGCCTCGATGCGCCTGTATTTTGACGCAGAAAGGAACCCGGCGACCGCCCGGTGAATGCCCACCATGAGCCGGCCGGCGTGGCGCGAGACGATGGCCCACACGATCGCCCGACCCTCCCACATCTCCATGCATCCGCCGCAACCGATGACCGTCTCGCCGTCGAGCACGGTGAACGACTGCCCGACGGTGGCCAGGCTCTCGGCATATCCCGGGCTGGTGATCTGCCCACTGAGGTATGCCTGCGCGTCCTGCAGTTCCAAGGCGTGCAGATGGGCGGGTTTGAAGGCCACGATGTTCACCGCGCGTCCTGTGTCGTGACTTGTGGCATAAGCGCCACCAAGGTCGCCGCCACCGGCTGGTCGATCTCGAAACCGAGGTACGCGTCGAGGTCGTAGCCGTTCGGCCAGGAAACCACTTTGTCACCCGTGAACAACGGCGCCGGCTGGTCCATCGCGTCGGACGCGCGCCGCAGTTGCAGTGTGTCCATCTGGCCGCCATCCTGCAGCGGGCCGTACTTGCCGCCCCCGGTGTTGTCCAGCCGCAGCACAACCTTTGAGATCCGTTTCGTCTTGCCCTGCGATGTACCGTCGCGCGCGCCCGCCTCCAAGCGCATTGACCGGTAGCGCGCCGGGCATGGCAGGCCGATCTGCGCGGTGGTCGCCGGCAGCTGCAGTTCGATCTCGCCGGCTGTCACCACCACATTCGGGTGCGGTGCGCCGTTCACCAGCACCGACACGGTGGCGCCCTCCAGGTGGCCCAACCCCGAGATCGTCGTCACCGCGGCGCCCGAGTACGACAGGCCCGAGTCCACATAAAACTGCGAGGTCTGCGCGTCGCCGGTGCGGTAGGCGCGCTCCAGATATTCGACGTACCGTTTCGTCACGCCGTCGATCGTGCGTTTCACCACCATCCAAAGTTCGGAGCGATCACCCTCGGCTGCCGGCATCACGGCGATGGATTCCACCTCGCCAGCGCCACCAATCGGGTGCCGGTGCCAGCCGCGCACCGCCTGCTCGTTGTTCCACGTGAAGCCCAGCAGCAAGCCGTCGGCGCGCACCGCCCAGACGATCTGATCAGGGTCTGGGGCGAACGCCATCTGCGTGACACCGGTGCGGGTGATGTGCTCGGCAAGCACCGTGGCGTCGCTCGACTTGTACCCGTCGCTGCCGAAGTCGTAGTACGTCTCCCGCGCCTTCAGGCCCGATCGCTGGATGAACAGCAGGGCCTCCACGTTCTTGATCGGTGGGATGGCGCGCGATCCGAACTGGCTCATGATCCTGCTGCGTCGGTTGGTCGGGCCCAAGGGTTCGCCGTTGGTGAGCTCGCCCACAGCAAACTCTCCGCCGGCCGTGCCGATCACCAGGTCGCGGTCGGGCACCATCCACTGGATGTCGTTGATCTTGCCCGACGATAGCGTGACGGTGATCGCCATGTCCGCCGTGACCTGGCCGAACGAGCGCGGTGAGAAGTCGGTGAAGTCTGCCGACACCGAACCCCAGGCCATTTGCCGCTTCCCGAACCACAGGCGCTCGCGGTAGAACGTGACATCCGATGGCCAGCCCTCCACATCGCTCCACTCGGAATAGGCCCAGCGTGTCGTGGGCAGCCCGACGCCAACAACCTGCGACGGCAGCCGGTCGATCACCGTGGCCGTCACAACCGTGGACGATGTGAACGCCGTGATCAGCACATAGCCGTAGCCCGGGTCACGGAACTCCCACGAGACGCCCGCGTCGCCATCGAGCAGCGCGCCCTCGGTGTGCACAGGCCGGTTCGTGCCGGTGGTGGCCGCGCTCAGTGCCTCGTAGGTTTTCCCATCCGATCGGCGCCGCGCCGCCAGCGCGATAACCTTGCCCACCTCCCACGCGGGGATGGCGTTCACGTCGCGCGACTCCAGGTAGAACAGCGAACCCACGTGGCCGGCCTGAAAAATCGGCGCGCTCGCGGTCAGCGTCACCGAGCCAGTTTCGGCCGAGGCATACACCGTAATGGCTGTGTCGTTCAGCGACTTCCACGGACCACCCTTGGCCGCGTACTCGGTCAGCGTAAACGACGTGACCGTGGTGCGCTGCAGCACGCGCTGTTTGTGGCGTGAGTGGGTGAGGTACAGGAAGTCGCCTGACTGCGCGAACCGCAGGCGCGGAGTTCCGTCAGCGTTGTAGAGATCGGCTGTCGTGTAGGGCGTCACCACCTCAACAGGAACGCCCGGGCTCGACTCCAAAATGCCGCGCACTTTCGTCACAGCGTCCCACGTGTAGAACCGCACGTACAGGTTGCCGAACTCCAGCATGTAGGCCTGCGTGACCGAGAACTCGAATGGCACCAGCAGCACTTTGGCCGCCGAGCTTTTTACCTCGCCCACAAACCGCGTGCCTGCGCGGCGCACGTTCGGGCCCTGCGTGGTCGGGATGAAGTTCTCCAGCAGCGACGCGCCGTTCGGGTATTTCTCGAATCCGACGCGCCCCGCGATCAGCGGCGAGAGTTCGCCGGTGTTGAAGTTCTCGAGGATCGGGCTGGCCTTGCTCATACCGTGAAGCCCCCGGGGAACGCTTCCCAAGGATTCCCACCACCGCCGTAGCGATTGTCCGACTGGCGCGAGTCCAGCCACGAGCCTTGCGGCATCTCATCGGGCGGGTTCTCGATCGCGTCCTGGCGCAGCGCCTCGGACAGCGCGAACTTGTATTCCTCCATGGCCGACTGTTTCTTCGCGCTGGATTGCGTCAGCGCCTCGCAAGATTCCAGCGCCAGTTTGCAGGCCAGCACCTCGACGAACAGCGGGTCGTACAGCGCCGGGTTGTCGATGCGCGCCATGTAGCGGATCTTCAGCGGCGCCGGGAAGTCGGTCAGAATGTTGCCCGCCTCCACCGACCACGCGGTTTTGTAGGTGAGGCCCGTTCGGATGTAGAACTCGTTGACCTGCACCAGACCGAGGAAGTCGGTCGGCAGCGGGTACTGGAACTGGAACCCCCACGACGGCGCTGCCACCAGGGCGGAAAGTTGGTCGCGCTTCAATGCGAACTTCCACCGGTGGCGCCGGATCTCGGCGTCGCGCACATCGTCGAACATCGAGTTCAGCGTGCGGGCCGCGTTGTTGTCATCCGACAACAGCAGGATGCGCTGGTCGCCGAGTTTGGTCAGCGCGCGGTTTGCGATGGAGACTTTCGATGCCATGTGATGCCCTCAATGTTGGGGGGATTTTCGCACCAATGGCGACGGAAGGAAAGTTACAAACCGATGCGCAGCCCGATGCTCAATCCCGTCGAGTTTCCGCCCGCGCCGCCGCCGAATGCATTGGTCGTGAATTCAGCGGTGCTGATCGTGTCGGAGACGTTGCCCGCGGCGTCGCGGTGGACGGTGTGCACCCGGCCAGTCGACGCTGGGTCGAGCCCGGTCACGCCGTAGGACTGCAGGCCGCTGGCCGTGACCGCCTGCGTGGCGCCGGCGGCCGTAGCAGTGGCCACCACGGCGTTCTTGTCTTCGGTCAGGTTGGCCGTGCGCACCCAGAACAGCGCGCCATCGGCCTCGTTCGTGGTGACGGTCGCGTCGGCGGTGGTCGCCCCCGTGGTCGTGGCCGTGGGCAGGCTGAGTTCAGGCGCGATCTCGTCGGGAGGCTCGGGGGTTTCAAGCAGCGTCACCGACTCGGCCAGGAAGTCGCTGCGGTTGCCGGCGGCATCGTAGGCTCGCACGCGCGTCAGATCAGTGGCTTCTGGCGTACGCCCGGTGATGCCCGTTGTCAGCACCAGGCCGACGTTCGTGTAGCTGCTGCCGTTGTTCAGGCTCACCTCGTAGCCAGCAACGCCCGCGTTGTCGGTGGCGGCGGGCCAGGTCAGGGTGTAACTGGTGTCTGTGATGTCGGTGGCGACCAGATCGCCGGTGAGCACAGGGTCTTCGTCGTCTGGCGGGCCAACGGGCGCCAGCGTCACCAGTTGCGGCGCGCCGACATCGACGCCATCGACCTTGAGCTGGTAGGTGAACGAGTCCGCCGACGTGCCGGTCCAGATCAGCGAGCCATTGGGAAACAGCGTCAGGCTCGCCGTGTCCACCACCGGGGTCACGACATCGTAGGTGAACCACTTGTCGGCATCGGCTGGCAACTCCACGTCGTTGACCAGGATGCCGTCTTCCTGCACCCCGGGGATGGCGGACGTGTCGTCGATGATTGCCTGGCCGGTGGCGCCGTCGTCGAACATGACGAACGAGCCGGTGGCTTCCACATCCGAGTTGTTGCCCGCGGCATCGCGGTGCATCACGTACCCGTAGTACGTTTGCAGCGCCGTGTGGCCCGTCGCGTTGAACGTCTTGACGCCCGTAGAGCCGATGGCCTGCAAGTCGTCAAACACAGCCGCAGCATCAGCGTGGTCCGTGCCAGCCATCACCTGATCCGCGTCAGGAGGTGTCGCGCTGGTGGTCGTCACCAAGTACATGGTGCCGTTGGCTTCGTTCGTCGTGGCCGAAATCACCGCGAGCGCGTTGGACTTCACTAATGCGCCAACCGAAGTCACGAGTGGAGCGATAGCGTCAGGCGTTGGTGTCGTCTCGCCTGCCGAGCTGATCGGGTCGGACGTGTTAGGCGAGCCCGCCTCATCGTCCTGCACCACATGCATGTAGTACGTGGTCGAAGCCGAGCCGGTGAAACTGAATACATCGGCGTTCGCGCCAATCGAAAGCGTGGCGGTGTCGGAGTCCACCGCAGCCGATCCCGTGTGGTCCTCGCCCGCCTTGATCTGCGTGTCCGTTGGCGTCGTGGCCGATGTGGTGATGACTGCCCATGCAGGGCCAGCCTCATCGGTCGTCACGGAGCCATTCAAGGCCGTGGGGCTGATTGCATCCAGTGCTGCGCTGGTCAGCGTGGGGGCGGTAGTGTCGGCTGGCGCAAGCGCGCCCGACTCCCAGTCGTCAGCAATGTCCACAGACGATGCCACGTTGCGCACTAGGATGCCAACGCCGGTTTGTGTCAGGCCATCCGTAACGCCGGGGTCTGTCAGTCGCAGGGTTCCATTCAGATAAAACCGAATGTCAGCACCTTCAGCCTCAAGCCGAACGACATCGCCATCAACAAAAGTTGCGGCGTATGAACCGCGCAACCCAGCACCCGCACCAGCCTTGTAAATCTGCCAAGAACTCGTCGATGTGCGGTACATCAGGCCCCAGCCCTCGTTGCGGCTGTCGGTCCTGACGCAAAGCAAAGGAAGGTTGCCAGACTCGCCCCATTGGAACCCGGTGTAGAGCTTCGCTTGGACGTAGTGGTCAGTCGTCCCGGTGTCCTGCCCGATCATTCCGGCATCGCCGTTTGACGCAGCGGAGGCCATCCGAGTGCCTGCGGCGTTGATTTCCGGGTTGTCGCCAGTGGAGCCAGAGCCGAGCATGGCCCAGCCCGAGCGGGCGATGATCTTTTGCCCAGCGGTCCCGGTAAAAGCGTCGTTGAATGCCATGGCTTACACCGGGTACGCGGGCACGAATGCCCACTTGGGATCGGCTGTGTACGTGAGGCCCGCAGACGTTGCGCGAGCGTCAATCTCAGTGCGTGCCGCTGATGCCACAGAGTCTCCGCAAGCGACGTGATGGCTGACCGCTGCGCGCATGTTGGAGAGCATCGAACTGGTGCCGAACAACCCCTCAAAACTGTTGATGGGTGCTGCGTTTTGCAGGCGGCACAGCCATGACGTGATCGTCACGTTGCTGGTCACTGTGATCGGCGAACCGCCCAGCGTGAGCGAAAGCTGAAAGGTCTTGCCCGACACGTTCACGGCGTACAGGCGGGTGTTGTTTGTTGCGGCGGCAAACGGCTTGTCGGCATCTCCGATGTTGGCCACCGTAGTGAACATGAACACATCACCATTTGTGGGGTTCCATGCGTCAGGCGTGGTAAACCTGCTGTCCGTGGTGCTGGAGGTCAGCGTGCCGCCAAAGGTGAACACCAAATCATCGGTCGAGTCCACCCGCGTACCGTCGCCTTTGAACTGGCTCATTCGGTACGCCGTGATGCTTGCAATGTCGATGGACGCGGCGAGCGACGAATAGAACTTGGCGAGGTGCTGACGGAAGGCCAGTGCACCCAAGCCGGGCAAAATACTTTCAGTGTGGCAAACCGTGTCGGACACGTAAGCCAAAGCCCAAGGCGATTCAAAATCGGCGTCGGTGGACCCATTGCCCAACATCGTCCACATGCCGGTGTCACGCCAGCTTGTCGCCATCAGTGCGTTGTAGGCTGCAACAGCGGAATAGGCGTCTGTTACAAGGTCGCGCAGGTAGTCGCGGATCGCCGTTCCTGATGGGCAGGTGTCAGGGTAGATCGCAGCCGCTTGCGCCAGATCACGCATCAGCCACGCAGACACGCGGTACAGGTCTCCACGAATGAACCCGCCGCCGTTCTTGTAGGTTGTGCCGTTGATGATGACGCTGCGCGTGCCGCCGTAGGCACCTGTAACCGCAGTGATGGGCAGCGAGGTATTGAAGGTGGTTGATCCTTGCACAGCCGCCATGACAATCTCTGCCGCCTCTTCCACCAGCATGTCCAGATACTGCGGCTCGCCCGTGATGAGATACGGGTAATACGTGCCCGATGGCCGGTGGCTGGATTCGTGCGAGCTGGGCCAGATGTCAACACCAGAAGATGGGGTGACCGGGCCGCTGTTGCCACCCGTGATGAACCGCCATGTGGTCTGAATGGTGCCCAGGCCGGTGTAGCTCGCGTCAATGTCAACGCATGGGATCGGCTGATTGGTCGTGCTGCGGCGAAGGGTTGTATTCCAGCCACCAGCAGCCAAACCGGCCACACGACACACGCGCTCGTCCACTGCGGACTGCGTGAGCACATGCCGTGCCACCCATGTCGGGAGAATGCCAACCTCGGCGCGTGGACCTGATGAGGTCATGTTGCGCTGCTCGTAGGGGCCTTTGCAGTACGCCACATAGTCCACGCTGGAGCCAGCCGTAGGGTTCAAAGCGGTGTCATACGGCGGCACCATGCGCGTTTTGATGAAGTACGACTCATCAAACACCACACGAACGGTGCAGTCAGCCGAGGCTGATCCGCCACCCTGCACGTAGTCCCACTTGGCGTCTGCGCCAGCCGTGAAGAACGATGTGTAGTGGTCGATGTCGATGTTGTTGCCAGTGACCTCAGATCCGGTGACGCCTTGCAGCGTGCGGATCGTGGAGGCACCAGATTTGAGTACACCAGTCGCGCGGCGGTTGTTCGGTGTCGGGCTTGAGACATCGGCCCAAGGCTGCGCAATGCGGCCGAGGTAGCGAATGCCGAGCAGGCCACCCACACTGTTCTGCAAAGCGGCCACGTAATGCCAGCAATGCAGTTGCCCATGGGCAGCACCGGATTGCTTGAACGGGCCACCAATACGCCATACCTTACCCGCTGGACCGTCACCGATGACAACAATGTCGGTCGCGTCCGTGATCGCGGTGTTGAGCGAGGCCGTCCAAACACCAGAGAGGTTGGTGATGCCCGTCAACTCGACCGTGATGTCCGCCGCTGTAAGGTCGCTCAACGTGCGTGAGCTAGCCGCAGGCGCAGAGCCGCCGCCCTTGACCTCAACGGAGAGAGTGCCAGAGCCTGCAATTGACGTGGGAGTGCGCAGCAACACCCCGCAGAACTTCTTGGACGAATCCGGCCACGAGGTATCGCTGTACACCGTGGCGGGAACCGGCGTGTCATCCTCCAGCGTGAACACCGGGTACTCGCCGCTTGGGAGATCACCAGCCTTGAACGGCATCCCAAGCATCGGGCTGACGAAGTTCGCCGCCTGCGTGCTGCCAGAGGTGTTCACCAGACTAAGCGTCGTGATGAGCCCGCCCACTGATGGCGTCGGCAACCCCGCGTAAAGCGGAGTGCCCGGCGTGAACGTGTAGCTGTCGGGCGTCGCAACGGCCATGTCAGTACAGCGCCCAGATGTCGGTGGCCGTGCCGCCAGTGCGCACCTGCTGAACCGTCAAGGGGTTGTACCCGGCCACCAGGGGCACGTTCGTGCGCACAGTGCCATCCTGCTCGCCGAGGTTCGCAGTGCCGGCCGTGCCGACCAACAGCCCACGGCATGGGCCACCAGGCAGATCTGCGTCGGCTTTCGTCACGGGCGCAAACTTGCGCGAAGGCGCGCTGTCGCTTGAATACTGCTGCATCTCAGGCTCCATGTGAGAACGGCCCCGTGGGGCCGCTCGTTCAGATCACGTCAGCGGGTTCGTCGTCGCCAGGTTGCGCCGGCTCTGCAGCCGCGTGCTCCCGAGCCTTGCGGCCCCGGCGTGCGACAGGCGCTGGCTCGGGCTCATCCTCGATCGGCACCAGGCCGGCGATGGGCAGCTTGTCCGGGTCTGGACACTCCACCACGTCGCCGACCTTGATGCGGCCAACGATGAAGCCCGGCAGTGTTGCGCGGTACTTCATGTCGCTCAGACGATCGTGGAGCCGACGGCGTAGGACCGGTATGCCTGCGCGTCTTTCACCAGGAAGGCGTTGAACGTGCCGGCCGTCAGCGGGCCCGAGGCCACCGTGTAGCGCACGCCGAGGTAGCGTTCGTAGCTGCCCGCGGGCAGCTTCACGTTTGCCACCACGGTGCCGGCTGGCGAGAATGCCGCGAAGGCCAGCGCGCCGGTCGAGAAGTGCGTGGTGGCCGAGGTCAGGCCCACGTTGTCGTCAGACTCCAGCGTCACGGTCAGCGTGGCGTCGGAACTGGTGTCGGTGGCTGCAGTCTCGGTCATCACGACGAGGTAGATGTCCTCGCCGGTGCCGATGTCGCGCGTGGTGTTGGTGCCGACGCTGTTGCCCAGGGGGTACAGGTCGATCACGTTGGTCGAGATGGCAGTGGCCGTGACCGCCTGCGCATCCGAGAACTCATTGAACTTGTCGAGGATCATGGTTTTCTCCGGGTCAGTCGGCGGGTCAGGCCACGGTGGCTTCGTTGTTCAGCAGCGCGTCAACGCTGCGGATCGGGATGCCGAGGAACTGGACGTTGCCGCGGGTGGGGTTGCCGAACTGGTCCAGGCCGTCCTGGATCGACAGCACGCTGGAGGTTTTCTCCATGGCCAGAATGCGCATCAGCGACAGCACCGTGCGGTTCATGTAGAACGCCGGGCGGCACATGCCCATGTTCGGGATGCGGTCGATCAGGCGGGCCATCAGCTTGATGATGCTGGTGGACGCGGTGAGAGCCTGGCTGTCCGACAGGCCGGCCAGATGGGTCGTGTTGATGTTCGCGATGCGCGCGGCGTAGCGCCAGTCACGCAGCGAGAAACCACACTTCCACTGGTAGTGGTCCTGGTACGCGCGGTACTTGCCGCCAGCGGCATCGGTGATCGTGTCGAGGCCGAGATCCTGGTGGATCAGACCAGCGGTCGAGCCCTTGGGGTAGATGCCGGTCACGGTGTTGTCGCCCCAGCCCACGAGCCAGATCGAGGTGTTGGTCGCTGCGCCGCCGGCCGACAGGATGTTCTGGCCGTTGGCTGCCGACAGGCTGGAGTAGCGCGGGGCCAAGCCGGTGAAGGCTTCTGGCTCGGTGCCGCTGTTGCCGTAGATCAGCGTGCTGGCCATTTCCTGGTTCATGGCTTCGAGGAAAGCCATGTTCTCGGACAAGCGGAAGGCCGCGGTGTTGCCGTTGAGCTCGGCGAGGTCTTTGTCGACCTGGCCAAAGGCTTCGAGCATGCCGCAGGTGTCGTCGACCTGCACGGTGGTGCTCTTGGACTGCGGCACGCCGTAGTTCAGTTTTCGCCATGCGACATCGGGTAGACCGGTGCGCACAGTGGTGCGATGGCCGGTGGGCAGGTTGCCCTCGGTCCACAGCATGTCTTCGAGGATGGGGTTGGACTGCGCGAGCAGTTCGATGATCGTGGCGACACGATCGTCAGGATCACGGCGCTTTGCCCAATCGGCAAGGGTGAGCGCATTGGTAGCGAGAGTGGCCATTGGACCTCCGAGTTGAGTAGGCGCCGTGCGGGGTTAGCCGGGTGGCAGGATCTGCGCGATGTGGCTTTCTCACCACGCTGGCCCGGAGTGTAGGCCGCGTGATGTGAAAACAACAATCGTGTCAACTCAAGATTTTTCTGGCGGGCGCGTCAGGCTATCCGCACCACCAGAATCCCGTCAGCCTGGCGCTTCGTCTGGTACGTCTCGCCATGCCGTTGGCCACGCCGGCAGGCCGCCTGCTTCACCATCTCGGGGGTGCGGACGCGCTCGGGCACGATGAAGTAGTCGAGCACCGCCATGCTGGCGAACGGGTAGCCCAGCCGGAACGCGCCAGAGCGCATCCCTGTGAGCATGGGCACACGCTGGCCCAGCCGCTCGGGCAGCGGCTTCGGGTTCGTCACTTCGCCGCCGGGCCGCCGTACAGGATCTCGGCCGCAGACTTCGTGCCCCGGCTCGCGGGCTGGCCCATGCCGGCTGCATCGTGCTCACCCAAGCCCTTGCCTACCGAGTGCAGGAACTGGATGGTGGCCTTGTAGCCTATCTTGGACTCGATGGCCGCGATCACGTCGCCGGCTTTGTCCGCGGGCAGGAACTGCTTGGCCGCCAACTTCGCGAAGTGCATGTTCGCATCGTGCTGCTGGCCCCACTCGTTCTGCAGCTGCGCGGCCTCGGCTTTGTTGCGAGTGTCCATGGCCTTGGCTTCGTCGGCTGCGGTCTGCGCCGCGGCGTCGGTCTGCGCCTGCACCATGGCGTTCCAGTCGGTGGCCAGGCCCTTCGCCTGCTCGGCCGTGATGCCGTGCTTGTGCAGCACCGGCGCCATCTGCTTGGCGAACGAGCCGTCGTCGCCCTCGGGCAGCGGGAGCTCGTAGGCGTCGGGCGTCTCGGGCCGGCCGATTGCCGTGTAGAACTCGGCCCACTGTTCGGGCGTGGCGTCTTTGCCGGGCATGACGAGAGGTGCAGGCGGCGTCGGCTGAGTTCCCTCGGCCCCTTCCGTAGCGGTCCCCGCATCGGGAGCCGCCTGCGTATCGGGTGTGGTAGCCGCAGGTGCCGCCGGGGTTTCGATCAGCGCGCTGGCTGCGGTCAGTGGTGCGGCTGCGGGCGCGGCAGGTGCCGTCGTGGATGCGTCAGACATTCTCGTTTTCCTTCATCTTCATCAGGGTTTCATCGGAGAGATTCAGCGTCTGGGTGATCCTCAACCAGACCTCGCGCCGGCCCTCCGCCACAGCCGTCGCGTGCGTGTCGATGCGCCCATCCTTCGCCACCACTACGCAGGACGTGTCGGCCCGGCAGAATTCGCGCAGGTCGTCAAGCAGTGGTTTCGTGTGGGCTGGCAGGGTGGACTCGGTGCGGAACACGGCGCGGTACGCGTTGCGCAGGTTCCAGAATCGGAGGTAGTTGCTCAAAACGGCAGCCTCCATGCGTGCCACACGTCGCGCACGCAAAGCAGGATGGCGGTCAATGGTGCCGCATCGCGCTCGCGCCGCCAGTAGCGATACTCCTGCGGGGCCAGCTTGATCTGCCGCCAGGCCATGCGGGCATCAATTCGCCATGATGCAAGGCGCTCGGTGAATTTCATGATGCGATTATCACACCGCGCCGCGCAGCAATCAATGCAACACCCGGTTGTTCATGAACGCCGTCAGCTTCTCGCACAGGTCGTTCATCGCGCCGGCTTCGGTGTCGCCCTCGCCGGCCACCGCGTCGGTCAGGTCGCACACCGCGCGCCACTGGCCATGATCGTCGGCCACGATGCCAAGGTCTGACTCCACCAAGTAGGTGGTGTCCATCACGCTGGGCTCATTGCAGCCACCATGGCCGACGCCTTTTCGGCTGGGCCTTTCGTCCGCGCCGCGCCGCCTCTACGCACACCGTGTGCACCGCCAGTGCGATCAGGCTGCGTTTCATTGCGGCACCACACCCGGCAGCATCTCGCCAGTGTCCGAGCCAGCAATCGCCGACGCCTGCGCGATGTCCTTCGCCGCCGAGGCAGCCACCGGTGCCGCCTCCAAAATCTGCGCCACCTGCGCCTGCTGGGCCGCGTCGGCGTCGATCTCCTCCATTTCCTCGTCGGAGAACATCAGCTTGGCCGGCATGCCGTTCAGGCGCGCGAGCTCTTTCGACACCGCGTCGATGTTGAACCGCTTGTAAGCCACGGGCCCGGCCACGCTGGCGATCGGCGCCAGCTGCTCGAACGTGCGCAGGATGGCCACACCGCCCTCGGCCTCGCGCGCCCGGCTGAGTGGGCTGTCGTACTCCACCTCGTACAACCCGCCACGCTCGCGCAGCTTCTCAGGCATCTCGGGCAACTGGCCAGCAGCCGCCATGATGTCGATCTCGCGCGTGAGCATCGTGGACAGGAACTCGGACTCGATGCGTGCACCGGTGGGGCCGATCAGTTGGCCCTTCTCCTGCGCGCGCAGCATGGCCTCAGTCGCCGTGATGTTCGGCTTGTCCACCAGGATCTGGAACAGCGTGGACAGCAGCGCGTCGTTGATGACCGCCCGCTTCTGGTCCATCATCTCCAGGCCGATCTGCACGTTCTCGCCGAGCTTCATGGGCACGACCATCTGCCGGCCGTTGTCATCGACCCCGCCGTAGTTGATCGCCCCGGGTGTCAGCCGCATGGCGTCCAGAATGCCGTCACGGTGCGCGAGCATGGGCGGCAGCAGTCCAAGCTGGGCGGCCTGGATCGTCGTGCGGTTCATCTCGTTGAGCATCTTCACGTCGGGGAGGATCGTCATGCACGGGCTGCGGCCGTACACCTCGCCCGGGTTTAGGTCATAGCGGCCCACCGGGTACGGGAACGATCGGAACCCGCCCACGTCGATCACGTCGCGCGTCTCGAAGCAGATGTAGAGCGAAGCGAACTGCATGCCGCGGTAGTCGCGCCGGTTCACGTCCACCTCGTTCGATGGCTTCACCACGTGCAGGAACCGGAACTCCTGATCGGGGAACTTCTTGGCCGCGTTGCGGATGACCGCCGGCAGCTTGTCGCCCCACTTCTGGTAAGCAGCGCGCGCGGTCCACATCCAGTCGCGGTGCACCATGTCGACCACGCCGAACTCGTTTTCGGCGAAGTACAACTGCTTCATGGGCACGGCGCGGTAGTACAGCGACTGCCCCGGGCGCTCGCCAACAAACATGCCCATGCTGCCGAACTTGCCAGACGTGTAGTAGCAGCCCTGCACCTCGGTATCGAAGTTCGCGGCATAACGCGCGGCGAACAGGCGGCGCGTGACTTCCTCCAGGTAGCGCGTGACCTCAGAATCCTCGGCCAGATCCTCGTCGACGGTCTTGAGCTTGTGCCAGGTCTGGTTGCGCGGCGTCACCAGCGAGTGAATCGCGGCCTTGAACCGGTCGAGCGCCAGGCCTGGGGTCGCGTCAAACACCTTCTCGGTGCGCTGCACGCCTTTGTTGCGCTGGCTTGATTTCTCGGTGAACTGCACATCAGTCGGGTTGATCCGGTCCTCGATGTCCTGCCACACCCGCTCGAACTCCTGACGCTGGGTGATCAGCCGGCCATGCTGGTTGAGGCAGTCGTGTGCGCGGCTGTCGGCCATGGTTCAGGCTCCGATCACGATGGAGATGTTGTTGAAAGCCCACCACAGGAGCCAGCCGAAGCCAACCCCAAGCGCAATGATGCCGACAACTGAAAGCACCAGCATGATGCTGATGGCTGGGCCCATGTCAGGTAGTGGTCCCATTCATTGCCCCAGCAAGGTTTTTGCAGCCACAGATCCAGCAGTCGAGCCCATGCCCGACGCGCCAGTCACGGTCGCAGCCGAGCCCTGCCGGCGCCGCATCAGGTCTTGCGCCTGGCGGTCCACGACTTCCTGTTGCACCACGGGGGCTTTGATCTCGACAGGCGTCGGGGCCTGCTGCACTTTTGGTTTGCCGAACAATCCGCCCATGGTGTGGCTCCTAAAAAACCTGGTACTCGGTAACCGCCTGACGTGGCGTATCCGCAACATCGCGCGCGGGGATGGCGAATGTTAACGCCAAACTGTCCGCCCTGTCCGGGGATTTGATGCCCCGCTTCTTCGCGTCGTCCTTCGATTCCATCAGCATCTCGCCCCCGCGGAACTCGTACTGCAGCGCCGTCAGGTCGACCGAGAGCTCGGGATCGTTGGGCAGGCTGGCGCCGTTTTTCAGGTACTCGCGCAGGTCGCGCCACATTCGCGCGCGCAAGTTGTAGTTCTGGCCATCGGACAGGCGCAGGCTCGAATTCACATCGACCACGATGCGTTTGTAGTCCCGGCGCAGGATGTCAGCCACGCCCGAGCCAATGCCGATGGTGTCCACCGCGATCTGGCTGGGCTTCTCGCCCCAAGCTTCCACGGCCTGCTTCACGCGGCCGGCCACATCCACCACATCGCACATGCCGAACACGATTTGCGGGTACACCACGCGGCCCTTGCGGAACGTGATGCAGCTTTTGTCGTTGCCGAACCTGGCCACGTCCACACCCACCATAAGCGGGCCCTCGGCGCGCACGTCAGCCGGGCCGCGCTGCATGGCTGCCAGCACGATGTGGCCCGAGATCCACGCGTTGGCCACCGACGCGGAATAGTCGCGGTCGATCTCCTGCGCCACGATCACGGGGTCAAGGCTGTTCTTCTGCCGCTCGTACCATGCCTCGTCCTTGCGTGGGTCGTCGTGCCAGTCGAACACGAAAACCGGGATCTTGCCGCCATGGCGCTTGCGGTAGAACGGATTGCCAGCGCCGTTGGGTGTGGACACGTGGATCTTGCAGTTCGAGGTCTGCGACAGGGCTGCGTCGACGGCCTCGGGCCGCTCAATGAACGCGGCTTCGTCGAGGAAGTAAACCGATGTGCGGTTGCCGCGGCCGATGTTGTCGCCCGACTCGCCAACGATGGTGCTGCCCGTCTCAGGGTTCACGATGCGCATGCTGGGCGCGTGGACCTTCTCGGTGTAGCCCTTGGGCCGGAGCTCACCCGGCAGCAGGTTGATCGACTCGCGCACTTTCCAGAAAAGCGATTTCGGGTCGCCGAGCTTGTCGACGTATTCCTCCTTGCGTGAGCCGAAGCCGACTACCACACCAGGGTGGAACAGCCACATCCACACGCCGATGGCCACGCAAAGCCACGACACGCCCATGTCGCGGCTTTTCTCGACGAGGCCATCCTCACGAGCCCGCCAGCGCGCCACGACCCAGTTCACGAACTCGGCCTGCTTCGGGAAAAGCAGGAACGGCGTCACCGCCTCGATGCCGCGCTCGACGTTTCGTGGGTCAAACGTGGTCAACCAATCCGTGATGAACTCGACCGGGTGGTCGGCGTAGAACGCCTTGAGGCCTGGCAGTATGCCCGGGTCAGCCCGCAGGCGCTTCAGGCGCTCTGTGCGCTCCAGCCACACCGGCTCGTAGTTCGGTGCCTTCCAGTCGACGGCGTGCGTCATGAGCCCAGCAGCCGCTTGTAGGCCTCGGCCGCGTCCATGGTCAGGTTCTGCTGCACGGGTGGCAAGTCGTCGGCGCCACCCACCTGCACCTTGTCGCCCCACTTGCGCGGGTTCCATTTCGCCAGCAGCTTGAGGCGCTGCTCGGCGCGGTTCTTGAGCCATGCCACGTGGCCCGAGTCCACCTTGTCGCCTTCTGCTGTGGCCTGTCGTTCTGGCTTCGTGTCGATGATCGACAGCGTGTCGGCCAGAATGATCTCCTCGCCGGCCTCGCGCGCGCGCGCGATGGCTTCCGCAAGGTCAGGGCGGGTCTTCACCCACTCATACCAAGTCGTTAGCCCGATGCCGAGATCGCGCACAACAGGCGCCAGTGGTTCGCCCTCAGACACGCGGCGCACAACCTCATCGGCGATGTGTTGCGCGAACTTGCTCGGCCGGCCTGTCTGCTTCGGCGCGACCGTCACGACCTCAGTGGCTGGCTTCTTCGCCATTCAACGCCCCGCGATCTTCAGCAGCAGCAGATACGCCGCCGTCAGCGTTGCGAGCTCGGCGGCGAACCATGCGATGTCGGTGAGGTTTTCCATGGTGGGCAGTTTACAACGGTTGTGTGGTTTTCGCAACGTGGCGGGCGAGGTCGCGTTCGTACGCTTTGCGCGCTGTGTTAATTGCCCGCCAATTCCAATTCAAATGTTTCGTCATATGCATGTGCGTGACCAATTCAAAATAACCCCACCCCGCTGTCGGTGGATTAGAAAACACAGCCGTCTGAAATTCCTTAATTGCGAGATTGTCACCAGAGTAATTGCGCAACCAGCGACGAAAACCTACGTAGATCATCATGATATTACTTTTTAGCTACAAACAACCCGGGGACGGATTGGGACGGATGGGACGGGTTCTAGGGATAGTTTCTTCACGCACCCGCGTACGTGTATAGAGTTACCGTAGAATCCGTCCCAAGCGTCCCGAAGCGTCCCCGATTGTGTTTTTGGGGACGGATGGGACGGATGGGACGGATCAATACGGGTTGTTTTCATATTCTTCATCGTCGCGCTTGATCTTGATGCCTTGGCATCCGCGCACGTGGCGCATCTTCTGGCCGGTCAAAATGCCCCTGCTCTCCAGCTTCGCCATCAGCCGCTTCATCGTTCCAACGTATTCGCCGGACAATTCGCACCACTTCGTCCACGAATAAAAAAGGGCTTTCGACGATTCAAATCCCGGCCCGATGTCACAGCATTCATCAATCCATTGCTGCAATGAATCCTCTGCCCCGAGATATTCAGCGGTGCTTTCCTTCACAATCTGGGGTGGCATCAGGCCGTCGCGCTCCCACTCCAGGCAGCCCTCAATCATCCACGCCAGAATGCCCGCGGCCTCGGCTCTCAGCTTGTCAGCGAGCAGCGGATCTTTCTCGGCGGCTGGGATCACAGTGGTGAACGGGATCAGGTGCAGGCGCCGCTTGATGGCATCGTCGACCGAGCGGAACGCCGGTTTGTGGTTGCCCACGATCACCAGTTTGAACTGTGGCAGGAACGTGAAATCGTCCTGGCGCATGAACCGCGCCGTGATCGGGTCGCCACCGGTGAGCGCCTTGATGCGTGACTCGGCCCAGCGTTTGCCTTCCTCAGTCTCCTGCGCGGTCACCAGGCGAGCGCCCTGCAGCCGTGCGAGCTCGGTGGTGTGCCGGTCGCCCGGGGACTCGGTGAACGTCTCCGCGCCGCTCACGCGCTGGTAGTCGCCCATGATGTGGGTGATGGTGTTCAGGAATGTGCCTTTGCCGTTGCCGCCGGTGCCGTACACGAAAAACAGCGCGTGCTCGCGCACCTCGCCAGTCAGCGCGTAGCCGCACATGCGCTTCAGAAACGCGATCAGTTTGTCGTCGCCGCCGGTTGCGCGCTGCAGGAACTGGAGCCACGTGGGGCATGCGCCGCCCGGGGCAACCGCGGTCATCTTCGTGAACCGGTCCTCTGGCGCGTGTGGGCGGCTGGCACCGGTGCGCAGGTTCACCACCCCGCCGGGTGTGTTCAGGGCCCACAGGTCGCGGTCCCACTCATCCGGGTGCGTGGCCACGGCGCGGTAGGTGCGGGCCAGGCGCTCCACGTTGGAAATGGTGCGGTAGCTGGCGATCTTGTCGGCCTGGCGCTGGCGCTTGCCTGGGTCGAGCTCGGGATTGCCCAGCACGTTGTTCGCCACCAGGCGGCAGGACTGGCGTACCACGTCGAGCACCATGTTCGTCTCGTCGCGCAGCCAGCGGTCGCCATTCCAGACCATCCAGCGGCCCCACATCTCGCACCACAGGGTATTGCCCTGCATGCGCTGCAGGTGCTGCGCGGCGATGTCGTCGTCCGAGCATTCAGGGGCCAGTTGGTCGCTGATGGCCGGCAGGATCTGAACGTCCGAGCCGCCCCCCGGCAGAATTACCGGGGGGTGAGGCTCATCGTGGACGGCGACGCCCGAGGGGAAAGGAGTACCCCCTGCGTCGCTGCCGGCGTTGTTCGCGCCACGCTCGGGCACTGGGTCACTGGCCGGCTTGACCCGTTCCGGCGACGGGGGCGCCGGGGTGCGTTGGGGTGCACCAGTCCCGGTTGGGTCGGGGCCCGAGGCTGCCGGCCCCGGATTGCTGCTGGCGGCCAGAACCCCGCCTTTGTGAAGCACCCCGTTATTCGGTTCGTCGCGGCCCGGCTCTGGATCCGGCTCGCGCGGATCGTCGAAGCAAGCCCGCACAGCGTCCAGGCCCTCGTCGGCGTGCAGGTCGTTGAAGTCGGTGTGTTTCTCGACGCGATCGCCAGCCCAGCGTGGCTCGGCAACGGTGCCACCAATGGCGCGCGCCGCCTGGTTGGCAGCCGACACACCAGGGTTGCCCTCGGTCCACGCGTCGTCGTCGGCCGCAATGGTGATGGCCGCCTCGGGCAGCGCCGCGCGGATCTTTTTCGCCACCGCCTCCAGGTTGCCGGCATCGAACGCCACGACCACGCACCAGCCGGTGGCCATGTGGATCGACGCGCCGGTCGCCCAGCCCTCGCAGATGATCACGGGGCCGGTGCGCGCAGGCTTGCCGAGCACGGTGTACGCGCCGGCTTTCGGTGTGCCGGTGAGGAATTTTTTACCGCCGTCGGGCTGGATGATCTGCAGGCCCACCAGCGCGCCAGGGCCGTGCCGCAGTGGGATGAGCAGCATGTCGCGCATGACGCGGGCGCCGATTCCCGACACCTGCTTGCGGGCTGTGTAGGGGTGACCGCGCTCGGTGGCGTCGCTCGCCGCTGCCCACATGCTGGCGGCCTTCTTGGCGGCCTCGTCACGCAGCACCGCGGCCTCGGCGTCACGCTGTGCGCGCGCGGCATCCATGCGCCGGCGCCACTCGGCTTTTTCCTCGGCCGTGAACTCGCGCTCTTGCTTGGAGGTCCACGTGGCCTCAATGCCCTCGCGCATGCACTTGAACCAGCCAGCGGGCCGATCGTCGTCGTGGAAGATGTAGCGCCCGGCGTTGTCGCGGGGCTTGCCGCTGCTGGAGAATCTGTGGATTTTCCCGTCGCCGATGATGTCATCAGGAGGGGTGAGCCCTGCCGCTGCGATGGCTTCGCGGAAGGAGTCGGTGGGTGTCATAGGCGCTTTCATCAAGAGCAGCATCACGAAATAAGGACACCGGGAAACCGGGTGATGAATCCGGCTTGTCACTCCGTCGAGCTATCCCGAGCCGTATGCAGTGTATCCGATGTGGTGCGGTTATCGCATCAGCCGGCCAGAATATTTTTCGCCTCATCGACAGACCGAGCCACCCCAGCCAGCGCACCGCGCGCCTGCATGGCTGCAATGAATGCTTTTTGCTCGGGACGCAGCCGGCCGGACGCCGATTTCCATTCGATGAAGAACGGGCGCACATCGTAGGTAAACCCGAACGTGTCTCCGAACCCGGGCGGCAGACCGCTGGAGAACGGCCGCGCCGCGCGCAGCAGCACGTCGCCAGGCATCAGCATGACCTGCATGGGGCGCGTGGCCTTGATCGGTGGCGCGCTGCTGGCCCAGCCCGTGCCCACGTTGGCGCGAAAAATGGTGTGGCCGTCTTTGGACAGTTCCACCATGCCGCGCCGCATCTCGCCGCCTTCGGTCATTGCCCGCCTTTCTGGTGTTCCCACACCCGTTTCACCATGTCGGCGAGCTCATCCGCCGCAGCCTGCCCGCGCACCTGCGCCACGCCACGCTCGACGATTTTCCCGCCCTCGGTCAGACCGAACAGATACGCGCGGCGCTTCGCCTGCCCAGGCATCGCCAGCACGGTGCGGGCCTCGCACTCCATGCGCCACGCGGGGCAATAACTGCACACTTTGTTTCCAGAGATCAGCGTCACCATCTCGTCGGTTTCGCAGCGGACGCAGCCGAGGCAGTCGCTCATAGCGCCACAACCTTTCCGAGCCCGGAGTCCTGCAGCACCATGGTGTCGAACTGGCTGTAGGCGATCAGGCAAATAGGTGCGCCGCTGTTCGACTTTGCGCGCCGACCGTCCACGTAGTGAAAGTGCGGACGGCCCTTGAGAAAGCAGATCGCGTAGGCGTGATCCCAGACCGACTCATAGAACATCGCGGTTTCTGTGCGCGCCGGCAGCAGGGCTATGCCTTGGCGGTGGGCCTTCATGCGGCGCATCCACTTGGCGGCCTCGCGCCCGAATGGCGGGTTGAGCCAAACGCGACCGGCCCATTCTTGCGACAATCCGTCGTCGTTGACGTTGTAGTGCTTGCGCGCAGTGTCCCATGGCCGAACGATCGGCGAGCACGGGTCCAGATCAAACTCGCCAAGCGCGCCGACGATCTCGGGCGGGGTCAGCCACTCGTCGTGGCCGCCGTTTTTCTGGTGCGATGACAGGCTCATACGCGAGCCTCCTTCGCATGCCGCGCACGGATCACATGGCGGGCCCACAACTCTGGACGCTTCATCCCCCGAGCCCGGCCCAGCGCCACGAGATCCGCCTCGGTCTGCGCCCTGCCCTGCTCGCGCCGCTGCTCCACGCGTGCGGCCGTCAGATCCACCGCCTGGAGCTCGCCCTCGACTTCCTCCAGCTTGCGGCCCTCGGTCACGAAATGGTGGCCGCAACCGCAGTCGGTCGCCGCCGAGTGCACCACGGCAAAACACGACGGGCACGTTTTCACCGGCACCTCGGATTTCTTCGCGCCCTTCTTTTTCTCGGTCGCCTCCAGGCTCCACTCGCGCACCGCGGCAGGCGGCCCATGGCGGCCCAGGTTCCCGGCGTGATCGAGCACGACACAGCAATCCTTGCCCGGGTGCGTGCGCAGGCCACGGCCGATCGACTGCAGGTATTTCGTGAGCGACTGCGTGGGCGCCAGCATGATGATGCAGGCCACAGCCGGCGCGTCGACACCGGCCACCCACAGCGCGCAGTTGCACACCACGTCGAGTCGGCCATCCTGCAGGCCTGAGAGCGCAGCGTCGCGCTCGGTCGGGTCGGACTCGCCAGAGATGGCCACGGCGCGATACCCGGCCGCCCGGAATTCCTCGGCCACGTGCTGGGCGTGCTCAATGGAGACGCAGAACGCCACCGCAGGCCGGCCGTGCGCGACCTTGCGGTATTCGGCCACCGCCGACCCGGTGATCTTGGGTTTGTCCATGATGCGCGCGAGCTCGTCCTGCGCGAAGTCGCCGCCGCGGGTCTTGATGCCGGCCAGATCCTCGGACTTCGGGGCGTAGTAGCGGATCGGCGCGAGCAGCCCCTCGTCGATCAGGTCTTGCGTCGAGCAGGTTTCGACGATGACATCTGCAATTTCGTTGAGGCCACGTCCATCGAGACGAACCGCGGTGGCTGTCAGCGAAAGCAGCTTCGCACCGCCAGGCTCGTAGAACTTCGGCCCAGCCTTCGCCCATCGGAAAATCTCTTGGTACGTCGGGGCCACCGCCAGGTGCGCCTCGTCGACCAAGATCAGGTCGGGCGGCTCCAGCCTATCGAGCCGGCGCACAGCAGTCTGCACCATCGCAACCTGAATGGGCTTGCGTCGATCGGACAACTGGCCGGCCATGATGTAGCCAAACGGCAGATTTTCCGCAGCCAGGCGCCGCGCGGTGTCGTGGTTGATTTCCTTCAGGTGGGCCAAAAACCACACACGCCGGCCCTTTGCGACAGCGGCCGCAATCATGTTGATGGCTGTTGCAGTTTTCCCAAAACCGGTGGCGGCTCGGAGAAGGGGCGCAATGTACCCGGCCTGGTAGGCTGCTCGGATGTCATGGATCGCCTTAACCTGACGGGGGCGAAGCTCGATCATGCGGCCGCCTTCACTGGCGCGCGCCGCGGCGCCTGCGTCATCGCACGCTCAACAGTCCAGCCAAGGTTAAAACGCGCCTGCAGCCGGCCACGGGGCCACCCCAAACGGGCCTCCCACTGCGCGATCGTCAGCCGCTCACCCTGCCACTCAACAAAGTGGTTTCGGGTGGTGTTGTTCTGTTGCGTCACGGCGTCCACAAACCGGCAGTTGCCGGGCTCGTAGTTCCCGTGCACGTCCTCGCGGTCAATGGTGAGCCCTGGCTCGTAGCCGTTCTCTGTCGCCCACTTGTAAAAGCCGTGTCGGTCCTGCAGCCAGGCGTCGCAAACCTCAATCCCTCGGCCGCCGTAGTTGGCGAACCGCTTGTTCGCCGGGTTCGTGCACCGGTCGATCATGTTGCGGTAGAGGTCTTTCAACTTGCGTGGATGCGGGAACGGCAGCGTGCGAGTGACGGCGCTGGCGGCAATGTTTTTGTGGGAGGCATCACGTGAGCCGCACCCACAGCTGGCGACGGCGCCACTCCTGAGTATGGAAGTTCGAACAACATTCTCGCCGCCGCACGAACATGCGCAGAGCCAGTACCGCCCATTGTTGGAGTGACTGAACCGAACGACGGTCAGTCGGCCAAATACCTGGCCGATCATGGCGCCAGCCCCGCGAACAAATCCGCCGTTTTGGTATCCCGCACCACCACCTGCCGCTCGCCCGCCCTGGGCACCCGCGGCTGCAGCAGCCCCACGCGTACGGCGCACACGCGCCCGAGTTTCATCTGGCCGACTTCAACCGTGGCGCGCACCAACGGCCGGCCGCAGACGGCGCATTTCACACCCACCCCGCAGCCAGAAAAGCGCCCAGCCACATCACCAGGCTCATGGCCGCGCCAACCAGCAGACCGCGGAAAAAACCAAGGCCGTCGTCTTTTTCGTCATCCATAACAATCTCCTTTGTTGCGATTATCGCACCACTTAATGCGTGTTTACGCGCCGTGTTGCATAAATATTCACCACGACTCAGCTTGGCCGTTGTGCCTGCGTCACAGGCATGGCCTGATCGTCAGGCGATCAAGTCGTCGGCGGTGAGTGGCAGTCCATTGGCCCGCGCATGCTCCAGCAGAGGCCCCTGTGCCGACGTTGGAATTCGACCCCCGGTGCCACCCTCGGCGCGGGGCTTCTGCCAACGACTGACGGTGGAACCGTTGCGCCCCAGGATGCGCGCGGTTGCCCGAACGCCGCCAAATACAGCGATGACTTTCTGAGCCGGCGAGCGTTTTTCCGGCGCGTTTTTCTTGTCGTTCATAGAACTCCTGCGTGTTGAGATTATCGCAATGATAGCAAAAACCCAACAGTGTTGCAATCGACGCAAATGTATGCCAGATGTAACGGCATCATGCCCATCAATACCAAGTGGTTCCGAGCCAGATTGTCCGACCGGGAGATGTCGCAGCGCGAACTGGCGCGGCGCATGGGCCTGGACTCCGCGGCTGTTTCCCTCATGCTCCGGGGGCAACGCCAGATGAAGCTCACCGAAGCCGCAGAGATTGCGCGCCTGCTGGGTGTGCCCGCCGAGGAAGTGATGGCCAATGCCGGGGTTCGCCTCGGCGCTGGTGGCGCGCAGGTGCAGATCGCCGGCACCATGGACGGCCACGGCGAGGTGTCGTGGGCCACCGGGCTCGGGAAAGTCCCCATGCCGGGCGCAGTGAGCGCCACCAAGGCTATTCAGTGCAGGACGGCCGGCACGCCGCTGGACTACATGGACCGCTGGTTGCTGTTCGTGGGAAACCCGAGCGATGCCGTGCAGACCGAGGCCCTTGAGCGCCTGTCGCTGGTGAAGATCCGCAAAGGCATGACCTCCATCGCGCAGGTGCGCCGGGGCTACCAGGCCGGGCGCTGGAACCTGTCGGGGCCGGTGGCGGCGATCACCGACGTGGATCTTGAATGGGCCACGCCCGTGGTGCTGATCCAGACCTGACCGACGCCAAGAGTTTCCGACGGGCGGCGCAAGCTGCCCGTTTATGGCTGTTGCAAGCGTTGCTATTTATGCGTTATGATGCGATTACCGCAACGTCTGCGGGCCACATCAAGGAACCATATGCTCACCCTCACACCCCCCGACCTCGCAGCCGATCCGGTCTGCAACGCAATCCGCGCCATGGCTGAGCTCAGCCCGTCGGCGATCCAGCGCATCCTGTGCACCATGGCGTGCCGCATGCGCGACGCAGACTTCTGCGACGCCGACGTGCAGCTGCTCGACGACGCTGCTGATGTGATTGGGCCGCTGTGATGAGCGCCCACACACACGGATGCTGCGCCGACAAGGCGTGCAACGACAAAACTTGCATGGAGCTTGCGGACGGCAAGACATGCGGCGACTGCGCCAACTTCCGCCACTGCGAAGCCTTCTACGGCCACAAGCCGACAGACACCTACTGCGACTTTTTCCCCCGTCGGTTCCGCGAGCGCGCCATCATCAACCAGCCAGCCGGAACCCAGTCATGACCTACACCCCACCCGTCGCCCGCTGCGTAAACACGGGCAAAGTTCGCATCGGCATCGCGCACGTGCCCCGGCCTGCCGCCTGGATGACGCGCGACGGCGAGACGCTGCAGCGCGCCCTGCTGGAGCCGCGCACCGCTGGCCGGCAGACTGCTGTGCAGCGCACGCTCGGCGCCATCTGGCGGTGGCTGTGATGCCTCGCTTCCCCACCACCTACTGCTCGCAATGCGGCGCCGAGTTCGGGCCGGGCGATGCGGGTTTTTCTCACTGTAAGGATCACATGACAGACGAATATCTAATTGTTGATGCGCTTGAAATGCAAAAAAGGATTGAGCGACACATTACCAGAATTCCAGAGTCTGGGTGCTGGGTCTGGACCGGATGCACATATGGCGATGGCTATGGAAGGATCATGCTGCGCAAACCCGATGGGAAACAATACCCGCAGCGAGCGCATCGTGTTTCATACGCAGCCAACAATGGGCCATTGAAAAAGTCGCTTGTTGTTCGCCATGATTGCGACACTCCGCTTTGCGTCAACCCACAGCACCTGTCTACCGGTAGCCAGCAAGACAACTTGTCAGATATGCGGCTTCGGCAGAGAGAAAATGGTGTCGGAGCCTATAACCGACTGAAAACGCACTGCAATTCTGGGCACCCTTTGTTTGGCGATAACTTGCGAATAGAGGGCGCCGCCAAAGCGCGCCGTTGCAAAACTTGCGAATCAATTAAGAAGGGACGGATGTAATGACAGTTGAAATCATCTCGCCGGTTGACGAAAAGCACTGGCTTGAAATGAGAAAAGCCGACGTAACAAGCACCGAGAGCTCGGCGCTATTTGGCATGTCGCCATACGTAACTCGGTTTGAGTTATGGCACAGGAAAAAATCCGGCGACGATGTGGATTTTCAGACCAACCCAAGAATAAGGTGGGGCAACCGCCTGGAAGCCGCCATTGCGTACGGCATCGCCGAGGAACGCGGCTGGACCATCAGCCCGCTGAAGGAATACATGCGCGACCCGGCCGCACGCATGGGCTCGTCGTTCGACTTCGTGATCACCAGCCTGGGCGAGCCCGCGCACCTTGAGATCAAGAACGTGGACTATCTGGCGTTTCGCGACGGCTGGGTCGACGAGGGCGACGGCTTCGGCATCCAGGCGCCCGAGCACATCGAGATGCAGGTGCAGCACCAGATGGCCGTCTCGGGTTTCAAGCGCGCATTCATCGGCGCGTTCATCGGCGGCAACCGCTTTGAGATTATCGAGCGCCAGCGCGACGACGAAGTGATTGCAGCGATCCGCCACCGCGTGGCCGAGTTCTGGCGAACGGTCGACGAGGGTGTCGAGCCGCCGCCCGTGATGCCCGAGGACGCCGCCGCCGTGATCCGCTTGAACCAGTACGCAAAGCCCGGCAAGATTCTGGACGCGTCGGCTGATGAGAATATCGCTGCACTGGTGACCGAATACAAAGCCGCAGGCATCGCCGTCGACCGCGAGGAAGAACGCAAACAGATCGCCAAAGCCGCGCTGCTCGCTGCCATCGGCGACGCCGAAAAAGTGCTGCTACCAGGCTGGACGATCAGCGCCGCGATGCAGGCCGAGACGCCGCCGACCCTGATCACCGCCGAGATGGTGGGGACTTCGTATGGCGGCCGGAAAGGTTTTCGCAATCTTCGGATCAACGTGCGCAAACCCGCTAAAGCCTGATGTATACTGATGCGGAAATCACAACCCGTGCCGGCCGGCTGCCGGTGATGCCCAGAGGAATCCAATGAGCAACCAACTCGCCCCCGTAGATCAGGTCCGCCAGCAGCTGACCGCCATGCAGCCGCAGTTCGCGGCCGCGCTCCCCAAGCACGTCGAGCCCGCCCGGTTCGTCCGCGTGGTGATGACCGCCATTCAGATGACCCCGGCGCTGCTCGATGCCGACCGCCGCACGCTGTTCGCCAGCGCAATGCGCGCCAGCCAGATGGGACTGCTGCCCGACGGCCGCGAGGGTGCCATCGTCACGTTCGGCAAGGTTGCGCAGTTCATGCCCATGGTGGCCGGCATCATGAAGCTGGTACGCAACTCCGGCGAGATCAGCACCTGGAGCGTGCAGTCGGTCTACGAGCACGACAGTTTTGACTACGAGCTCGGCGACAACGAGCGCATCGTGCACAAGCCGGCGCTGTCGGGCCGCGGGAAACTGATCGGCGCGTACTCGATCGTCACCATGAAAGACGGCGAGAAGTCGCGCGAATTCATGAGCGTGGAGGACATCGAGGCGATCCGCAAGCGCAGTCGCTCGGGCACGTCCGGGCCCTGGGTGTCCGACTTCTCCGAGATGGCGAAGAAAACCGTGGTGCGCCGCCACTCCAAGCGCCTGCCGATGAGCACCGATCTGGACGACGTGCTGCGCTCCGACGACGAACTGTTTGCGCCGCCCGAGGCCGAGCAGGCGCCAGCGCAGCCTGCAGCCGAGCCGGCCACCGAGGCACCCCGCCGCCCGAGCCGGCTGGCCAAAGTCGCAGCGCAAGCCCCCGCGCCACAGCCCGACGACGACGGCGTGATCGACATGGAATCGGCGCCGGCTGATCAGCACGAATACGATGGAGGCGGCAGTGACTCGCCAATCTGACCGCGATGCGATGCTGACCCCGGCGCAAGCTGGGGCCCAACTCGGCATCAAACCCACCACCCTCGAAAGCTGGCGCGCGCGTCGCGTCGGCCCGGAGTACGTGAAGCTCGGGGACCGGCCTACTTCGCCGGTTCGGTACTCGCAAAAGGTGATCACGGCGTACATCAAGGCGCGAACGGTGGAGACGCGGTGAAAAAGTACCGCCCCACCTACACCCTGCTCGACGAGATCACCGCGAGCCCCACAGAGCCCACGCCAGCCACCAGCCGCACGCATCAACTCAGCCTGATGTGGCAGGGCCTGGCCGCAATCGAGTCCAGCCCGGCGCCCAGCACGAACGACTGGCGTTTGTGCTCGGATGCGGTGAACCTCATGGAAACCCTCATCGCCATGGAGGTCGTCGAGGATTCCAGCGGCCTGCTCATGGACGCGATCACCGCGCTGGCCATGGCAGGTCGCAGGGCCCAGCAGGGCAAACCGATCCGGCTCGACGGCGCAGGCATCCAGGCTGTGCGCGCGGTGCTGGAGGACTACGCCGCCGTGCTGGAGGCAGTGCCGCACAGGACCATGGTGCGCGCCCACCGCCGCACGGAAAAACGGATTCACGAGATCCTGACCGGCCGCCGGCAGCCGCATGACGTTGAGGTGCTGAAGCTATGACGCGGCGACGAACGGCGCTCATTAAAACGCAACACGTTGTTATAATTGCATCACCGGCATTTCCCGGCCCACACATCCACCCGACATGAAAAAGAAAACCGCCCCGGGCGCGAAGCCCGACCCCGCAACGCATCCCGCTGTGGTTGCCGAGCGCCGCAAGATGCTCGCTGCCAGGTTGGCGCCCGCTGGCCTCGCCGTCGCAAAGCGCGTCGACTTCACCGGCATCGTGCCCATGCACCAGCCTGTGTACGTGCCGCCGCGTGTGGCCGCCGTGCGCGCTGGTGGTGAGGACTTTCTGGCTGTGCCCAGCCGGGGGTTTCGCACATGACCCGCGCCCGCCCACTACACCCCTGCCCCGAGGGTTTCCTCGGCTGCGATCCGATCCAGGGCCAGTGCCTTGGGTTCTGTGATTCAGCCGCCGATGCACGCGCCGCCGAAACCGAATGGCGCGCCGCACCTGTCAACTCGCCGCAGATCGAGTTCGCCGGCCCTGAGCCCATCCGTTGGCGCATCGCCGCCCTGGTGGCGTTCGTCGTCGCGATCACCATCCTGTTTTTCTGGAGACTTGCATGACCACCCCCAACGATCTGCCGAGTGTGGGCACAGCCCTGCCCGCCCCTTTTGGATTCCTGTGCGAGTGGGCTACTCATGGGGGCTTTCCTGCGACCCAAACCGTTTACTACGGCGGACCGGGCAACGGCATTGACGACGACTGGAACTGCCATCCAGAGGTTCACGAAAACCTGCCGATCTATACCGCCGAGCAAATGCAAGCCTACGCTTGCGCAGCAGTACAAGCAGCCCAGGCCGAGGCGGTTGGGACTGCAATTCCTCTCACGCCCGCCGAAATCCAGTCGAACCACAGCCGCGTGAACTGGGCCGAGGGTTTGATCCGGCAGCTGCCCGAAGACCACGACGGCCGCAATTCGTGGCTGCTGAACTACGGCAACGCACCACGCCCCAAAGACTACGCAGCCGCACCCACAGAGGCAAAGCCAGCGCAGCAAGACGCTGTGGATGCGGAGCAAGTTGAAGCGGCTGCAAAAGTGATCGCTGCGTCCATCGGCCACCCATGGGACAGAGGCCCTGAAAGAGAACGCGACGATTTGCGTGATCTTGCCCGTGACGCGATCCGCGCAGCCATCAGCGCAAAGAAAGGCCAGCCGTGAGCCGCTACAAAGCCCTTCGCATTGCGGGTTGTGACCCACTGACAGCATGCGTAATTGCGACCATGAACCGGTGCATGGGCGTGCCAAAAGGCCTTATCCGGTTCATGCACATGACCATTGAATACGAGGACAAGCCATGACCCCCGCCCAAATCGCGAAAATCATGGCGCTGGTGGACGCGCTTTCACTGGCGAGCTACCACACAGGCACGCTAGTTGGCGTCGGCAACAGGCCGGACAAAGTAGAGGCGTCCATCAAGCGCACTGCCGAACTCCGCGCCGCAGTCGAAGCCGCACTGCGCGACGCACCACAGGCCGAGCCACTGAGCGAGATCGAGATAAACACCGGATGGAAGGACTCGCAGACATCCATGGGCATCCTTGGCAGCCGGGGTCAAGCGTTTGAGGCTGGCGTTCGTTTTGCAGAACTCAAGCGCGGCATCGCCGCCACTCCCAGCGCACCAACAGCGGTAGAGCCAACAGCCGAGCAATCCTCGGTAGTTGAGCCTCAGGATGAGGACCGCTATCAGCTTCTGAGACGCGGCCAACACTGGAGCGTGATCGACGGCGTTGGAGACGTTTTGCGAGGCGATGACCTTGACGCTGCCATCGATTCGATTCTTGCAGCCCGCGCATCTAAAGGAACGAAATGAGCATCAAGCAAGCAATCGAATCGCTGGAAGAGGCCATTGAAGCAGTGCGCTTTTTTCACGGCCCTATCGCATGGGAGGCCTACCGCGACCACTCGCCCGAAATGAAGCGATGGAGCGCCGCCCTCGCTGCTCTGCGCTCAATGCCACAAGGGGAGCCGGTGGCGTGGCAGTTCCGCTGGACCAATCCCGGCGACAACATCAACGCGCACCCCGACGAACTTGCATGGAAGGCGCTGGAGCCACGCGGCAGCGAAACGATGGCAGAGCGCATGGCTGAAATTGCGCACTACACCTATGACGGAAAACCCTGCTACGAAGTCCGCGCACTCGGCGTTCTCGCCACCCCACCCACAGAGGCTGTGCGGATGAGCGAGGCGGAGCGGGATGTGCTGGCCGAGCGCAAGCGTCAGGTCAATGTGGAGGGCTACAACGCCGCTGAGGACGATGAATACGGCGAAGGGACGCTCGCTCAAGCAGCAGCGTGCTACGCCACCGCTGTGGAGTCCACCCCGGCTCCAATGGATTGGCCTTGGCCGCTTGCCACATGGAAGCCAAAGACGTTTCGATCCAACCTTGTTCGCGCTGGCGCGCTCATCATTGCCGAAATCGAGCGACTTGACCGAGCAGTCGAGCAAGCAACAGCAGCGCGGCTGGGTGTGACTCTCGCCAACAAGCCGTGATTTCTCCATTGCGATATTCACACCATATGTGGTACGCATTGCGAATGGAACATCAGCCCCCCAAGCCGCCGGCCACCGGCCCCCGCGACAGCTTCAACCTCCGAGGCCGCCTGATCGACGAGCCGGCCGACAACGAAACAGTCTGGATCGGCGATGTCGTCAGGCTGGAGATCCCGCTGCGCTCGGTGCAGGCCCTGCGCCGTGTCGCCGAGGAACTGCACGGCCTGGCCACCCGGCTCGACTGCATCTCCAGGTTCAGCACCGAGCGCCCGGCGATGACCATGCTGGAGGTCTACCGGGTAGTTCGCCAGTGCAATCGCAAGCTGGATCGGGTACGAGGGAGAGGGCGGCCGAAGAAATCACGCAATAAGTTCTAAGACTATATGTAGTATTCGCAGAATGTAGTACCATACTATACCTTATGCGCGGGAGCGTTTACCTTTGCGGCCACGCTTGCCCGAACGCCCAGCAGTTTCAAGACCCTGCACGCGCCAGCGCCCGCTCCGCCCAAATCCGAAATTCACACTACATCTAGTGGGTCGCTCGCGCAACCCGGGCCATCACGCCTTGATTTCCTCGATCGTGATGTGCGAGCACAGCACCCCGCCAAAACGCCGGATGCCGCCCGTGCCATTGAAGGTCATGGTGCCGGCCAGGTTCAAGCCTTGGCGCACGGTGAACGTGATCTCGGTGGTGACGCCTGCGACCATCTCGTGGTCGATCACCAGTTGCCGCATGCCGGCCACCGTGTCGCAGTAGCCCGCCGCCGCCGCGATCGCAGCACCGCCCGCATGCAGCGAGGCCATGGCGATCGTGTTCACCACCGACGTGCCGCAATGGGTCACGACGCGGATGCGCAGGATGCTGGTGGCCGAGGTGGGAGTGAAGGCCAACGACATCACCTGGTTGCCCTCGGTGATCGCAGGGATGTTGCCGTTCGCGTGCACCGTGGTGCCGGTGGACACCTCACCCGTGGCGAACCGGGCGCGCTGGATCACGTCGCCGGTGAGTTTGACGGCCAGCCCCGCATCGAGCTCGGCCTGGGATGCAACATCAGCGGCCATCATGGCCGCGGGTACGAACGTCGTCATAAACCTCCCTATGGGACGCCGGCAGCAGACCGGCACTGGTAGTAAATCCCCGCGACCTCGACGAGCTTGGAGGCCGTGGCGCCGAATGAATCGTCAACGAGTGGCGTCAGATCCGGGCAGCTTGCGACCACCAGCGGGCTGGGGTTTTGCAAGGGCTTCGTTGACGCGTGACAGCCCGCCAGGGCTATGCTTGCACTCAGCGTAAATAGTGTTCGTGCGAATTTCACGTTCGAGCTCCTGGCGGATGGTGGTGTTCGTCACCTTGATGCCGGCGATGGCCTTGGCTGCGATGCCGTTGGCCGCCTCGACTGCCGCGGTGACGTGCTTGTCCTCGCGCGCCTGGGCCGCGAGCTCGTGGTCGGCTCCGAGTTTGAAGCCCCCTGCTCCAGCGCCCAGCACGGCCAGCAGCGCGGCGATGATGATGTATGGGTTCATGCCCCCGCCTCGCTCGCCTGCGCGTCAGCGGTGGCCTGCTTCACCTTCTGGGTGGTGTTGCCGGTGATGTAGGCACCAACGCAGGCCGCCATCAGCAGGCCGTAGGTAGTGCTT